TTAGGCTTCCTCTTTCTTTTTGGTAGCGATTTTCAGCTCAAGCACAGCCGCTTCGATAAGACTGTCAATCTCCCGGGTGTCGAGGTGAAAGCCCTTTTCGCTCAAATATTTCTCCACATAGGCTTTCTTCTCCGCTCCCTTGCCCTTGCCGACATAAATCATTTCGGCGGCTTCGACAGCGATATTCACCCAAAACTTGATGGTTTCAAGCTGTTCGCCGCTGACTTTGGTTTTCAGAAACGGAATGAGGTACACCGATACCAGAGAGAAGACCAGCGTCAGAAACGCTACGATTACCTGTGTCAAATCAACCATTGTAAGCTCCTCCTTCATCATTGAACGAATTTTCCGTAGGCTCGACCTTGTAGTGCTTCATCAGTTTTATTCTGTTTTCCACCTTGGCCTTGGAATAATAAAATCCTGTGCCTGTGGCGGTCTCGGCGGCTACTGCCGGGATAAGGTATGTGAGCGGCGAGAGGTCACTCGTCCTCCATATCATAACGAAGGTGAAGACAATCACCGCCAGATTTACGATAGCCGCAACAACCAGAATTACTTTTGAGAACTCCATGCGAGCCTTTTTACTTCTTTTGCCCCGATAAGGCATTAGAGCTTCATCGTGAAGTCGAGCGAAATCCACCCAGCACCAGATTTCAGCTTGCCCCACAGAGTAGCACCCTCGCCATGAGCTTCCTCGACAATGGTATAAACGCCCCTGTCCCGGATAGCCCCGGTAATGGCATAGTTCGTACCCGCTCCTTTGCGGATATTCAGCTCCCCAGTTGTCACCCTCACCATGTAAGGCTTGAAGCTGGTAGTCGTGCCGCCGGGGGTGTACACAACTTTGCCGTTGCTGTCAAACACCGAGTACCCGGGGTTGTTGTCAGCGGCGGCTTTCGCATTGTCCAGAGACTTAAATGCTCCCTTCTGGCTTTTGTTATCAGACCACGATTTACGCACCCTGTACAGGGCGTTTCCAGCCCCCGTAGAGGGCTTTGTGGTCGAGGGGGTATTACTACTACCCCCAGCCCCTCCAAGCCGCTGTGTGACCGCCGTAGCCAGCTCTCCGAGCCTGTTAAAGAGCCAGTCCCCGGGACAGCTCTTATTAGCAAACCAGCGATGAACGGTGATAATCATTTCGTCCTTCTGCGGCTTGTAGGCGAGGGTCTTCTCTTTGTCTACCAGCCAGAGAAGTTTCGTCTTGTCGTACCGTTTGCAGATGTCCACGCAGAGGTCAATCAGAGCATTGTAAACCTTGCTGTTCATCGCATACGGAGCTGTGGTGTCTGACGCACACTCAATCGTGATTGCCCGATGGTCGTTCGCACCGCTGGAAGAACACCAACTACGGTCTTTCTCCTCACAGTACATACCGATACGACCGTCTGCGCCGATACCGTAGTTCGAGCTGGCCTGTCTCGAAGTGGGAGCGAAGATGTTCCCGACAGTCTCCACCGAACACTGACCCACCACACAATGAGGAGTGATTCTGTCTACCTCATGGTTTCTCGGGCTTGTCCTGTTCGGAGAAATCTTGGTGTAGCTCACCAGAGAACTATTACTCATTCCTTTTCCCTCCTCTGCCGAGGTGAAGCTCCTCGATTTCCTCCTTCATTTTCGTAATCATGCCGTTGCCGCCGAGTTTGTGGTAGGCTTCGTACATTTCCTCGAAATTTTCGTAGGCATACGAGGGGATTTCCCCCAGCTTCATGTATTTGTCGTGGTACTCAATCAACTGCACTCGAAGCAGAAGCATTGTACCCCGGGTGTTTGCGTCCCTGTCCTTCTTCTGGTTTTGCAACAGCCAGACGATGTAACCCAGCACGACCGGGAGCGCAATCGTGTAGGTTTGCATGAGAATTTCCTTCATGGTATGTCTCCTTGTCTTGGTATGGGAGAGAGCCGCCGAAACAGCCCTCTCCCGCCGGGTCTTACTGCTGGCTCACGAGGTCTTCCAGCTCAAGGTCAATCAGCATTTCACGCACCTTCGGCTTGATAACCTCCGGGACGCTTGCGAATGTCCGCTTGCCCTTGATAATCAGAGCAACATAAATAACCGCCATGTCTCGCACCTCCTTTCTCTTGAGAAAAATCAGTAGGTTTCCGAATATGTTGAGGAACATTTTACTGCTCCTCCAACAGCTTCGAGACTTCCTCCCGAATCTGGTCGGGAACTTCGTCAAGGGTCTTCAAGCCCTTACGAATCAGAGCGGCATACACCTTTGCCATCTTACACACCTCCCAACATCATTTCGTAGACTTCGGCAAGTGCCATCTGCAAATCGGTCATGCTGTCGGCGTTCTCCGCAACAGCCTTGTTCAGAGCCGCCATAGCCTGTTCCTGCGGAGAAAGCTCCCGGAAAGCCAAGTACCAGCTTCCATCAAACCACTTCTGCTGTTGAATCAGCTCGGCGTTGTGATAGACGGTCTCGGTTTCCCCATCAGAGACAGTCATAACCGACAGGTTGTCCTTGAAAATGGTCTCGTCCACCTTCTTGGCACTGACGAAGTTATCCCCGTTTTTGCTAAGCCCCGTCAGCTTTCGTCCGTCTGCAAGTGTGATTGTGTACTGCATTTTGTTACCTCCTTTAATTGGTTAAAGAGTATATCCATATTGCTTCGCTGTTGCCTACTCATTATGCGGTAGTGATTTTTGAACCACGCCTTGTACCAGTCTGTGAACTCCTTCTCGGTCAGTTTCGGAGCGAGCTTCTTCATCTTGCGGCGCATATCAGTAAGCCGCTTGGGATTGATTTTCTGAATCACTCGGCCTGTTTCTGTGAGAGAGTATTGAATCTGCAAAAACCGCCAATAATCAGAGAGCTTGCAAATCCTCGTTTTCCGGGTGTTGACCGTAATACCGAGTTCCTGCGCTATCCCGATAATGTCTGTGAGAAGTTCCTCCAAAAACTCCTTGCTCTCATGGATTGCGTAGCTATCGTCCATATACCGACCGTAGAACTTCACACTTCGCACAATTTTTACGAAATTGTCAATCCTCATGGGATAGAAGATACCAGCGGTTTGCGCTACTTGGTCTCCTATGTTGAGGTGCTTTCCCATGAATTTTTCACCAGTGAGAAGCGATTTGTTGATGTAGTGATAGAGCAAAGAATTGAAGACCGTATTGAGACAGTTTTCGTATTCCTCGTCCGTCATGTACGATACATCGACCTTTGACCGCTCCACTGTCTTTCCCAACAGCCAGAGAGCGTGGTCGTTATCAACATACCGCCCGAACAGCTCCATCAACACATCATGCCGGATATTGTCGTAGTATTTCGAGAAGTCAATCAGAAGTATGTACCCTTCGTTCGTCCCATGCTGGGCGTAGTATCGGCGAAGATGGGTGAGCAATCGCCGCCGGGTGAAATCAATACCCTTTCCGACTTGGCTTGCGCCATTATCATAAATCAGATACTTTTCCACAGCCGGATTGAGGACTTCATCACAGAGGGCGTGTTTTACGATTCTGTCCTGGATCTGCTCGCCTGTAATCGGGCGCACCTTACCTCGCTCGTGCAAGATAAAATGTGTGTTTGGCAGAAACTCGTAGGTCATTTCGGCAAGCTCCCTCTGTAATCTCGCAAGCTCCATGAGGTAGTTCATTTCAAACTTTTGGACTTGAGGTTTCCAGTCGCTACCTTGCTTTGCTCGTTTGTAGGCTTGGTGAAGCGCATTTCCATCAAATATCTCACGCTGATAACCACTGCTCTCGTAAGAGGTGGTGTCGTGTTTAGTATTTACCATACGGAAGGACAACCTCTCCTTTCTCTGTCTGCGAAACGCTCGATAGGCTATTCAATCGCAGAATCGAAATCCGGGCGAACGCCATTAGAGTTACTGGCGTTGTTGTAGTTCGCATTACCGTTGTTGTTGACATTGGCGAAATTGGAAGCGGAATCAGAGATTGCCCTTTTGAATTTGTTGTCAGATTTCCTCCAACCTTTGATAAGGTTGATTTCCGTCTGTATCATGTCAGCGAAGCGAAGGTACTTGTTCACATCGACAGGAAGGGTCTCAATGGCGTACTGCAACTCCTGTGTGAGCCTATAACACTGTCCGATTGCCCTGTCTTGGCAGAGCCTACGCTCGACCAGCTCCTCCATAACTGTTGGATAAATGCTGTTCGCTGTGAAAACCTCTTTGGTGATTTCCCGCAGACAATCCACAATGCACTTCCGCTCGTCTTCGATGAACCAGTTGTCAAAGGCTTCGTTCTTTGCCTTGAGCTTGTCGTATCGGACTTTTTCTTCGGGTGTCAGCTCCTCATAAGGTTTGCCGCCAAACAGTTTGGCAACACGCTTTTCAGCTCGTTCGAGGTCGTACCCGAAGTCCCGGAGCAACAGGTCTGTAATTTCCTTTCTGGTCTTGTAGAAGTGGTGAAACACCTCAAACTGTGAAGATTTCCGCTTCGCTTTTAACACTGACATGAGTTTGTGAACCTCCGTTCATGCGACCCACAAGGGGTCGCAGATTTAAGAAATCGAGAAAGCCGGGCGAACGCCACGAGAGGAACCGGCGCCGTCGGAGGCCGCATGACCGCCGTAGGAGACATCGGCGAAAAAGGAAGCGGTAACAACATCACGCAACCAGAAGGTCAGACGATTGGAAATCAAGTCCGGCCTGTGCGTGAACAGCGGGAGCTGCGACTTCTCTACCCGGTAGTTTGTCGGTACGGTTGTGCCATCGCACCCGGGCATGAAGATTGCCCCGCCGTAGACCATCTGCTCGTTCATCAGCTCGACTTCGCTGTCACACCATGCACCAGCAGAGGGTTTGCCGTTGGTGACAGCGTTTGTGAGATAAATCCTGTGATTCAGCACATGACCGTTAAACGCCGCCTTGATAGTGGTCTTCGCCTGTGTGAGACCTTCTGTGTACATTTTCGAGCCGACATACCCGCCCTCTGTGGTGTTGGTGTCATTCATCACATGATTGTACAAATTGGAATCCGGCACAATCACGACATGGTGAGCGGTAGTTTCTGCTGGGTAGCCGAACCGCAGATAGTAGTCAAACGCCGCAATCCGATAGACCACGCCGCCGATTGTCCAATAGTCACCGATGTACAAATCATCGAATGTCCCGGCGGCGATAGCGGCATACTGGGCGGCAGTTACGCTCGTACCGAGGTTCTTCCCCCGATAAATCGCATTGTGCGCCCCGGCGTTCGCCGCACCGCCACCGCTGGCACTGATAGTGAAGGTGTTGCCCTCCTGCTTTCCTTCCAAGCCCTCACCAGCGGCGATAATCAGCGTATTTACGCCGTTGACCGTAGCGTCATTTCCGGGGTCTCCCTTGACACCCTGTTCACCTTGCGGCCCGGTATCGCCCTTATCGCCTTTTGCGCCGGGGTCTCCTTTGTCACCTTTCACGCCGGGAATACCTTGAATACCCTGCGGCCCGGTATCGCCTTTGTCACCCTTATCGCCCTTCGGCCCGGGGTCTCCGACAATCTTGCCCAAATCCAATGTAGCCATGATTTTTTCCTCCTTTAGAAGTTATAAATTAAGTGTCCGTCTTCATTGATAGAGAAGTCGGGAGCTTCATCGCCTGTGTACGAGAGAATCAAGTGTCCGGCTTCGCTGACATTGAAAGCAAAGTGACCGTCAGCGGTTACAGATACACCGTCAATCCCTCGGTCTCCCTTGTCTCCCTTATCGCCTTTATCTCCCTTCACACCTTGAATACCCTGTGCCTGTGTGCCGCTGTCTTCGTAGGCACTGTTGGTGTTGTTCCAGACAAACCAGTTGCCGTTGCTCCCCACATAAGGAGTTCTGACAGCCACTTCCTTGTTGCGCTCAAGCACATCGGAAGCGTCCTGTGCGGACTGTCTTGCCCCAGCCAAAGCGGTCTCCGCCCCGGTCTTTGCCGTTTCAGCGGCGGTCTGTGCGGCTACTGCGGCGGCTCTTGCGGCTTCTGCACCATTTTCGCTGGTCTTCGCCGCCGTAGCACTTCCGGCAGAAGCGGTCTCGCTGGTCTTTGCGTTGGTCTCGCTGGTCTTCGCCGCCGTAGCACTCGCCGCCGCTTTGTTGGCGATTTCAGTAAGAGAGGTAAAACCCTCGTCCTCCAAATCGGTGAGATACTTGACGAAAAGCGCATACTCGGAATCTGCCTTGTTCTTGAAAAGCACTTTCTGGTCGGCGAAATAGATTTGAAATGCTTCGTAGAGGTCTGTCCCATTCTCCACCATCGACATGATAGTGTTAAGAGCTTCATTCATACGGTTTGCGTCCAAAGAGCCGAAGAAAGAGTTTTCCTTGTTGGTGTAGACCGTAACATCTTGGAGAGAAATCGTACCATCGGGGTTGTTGATTTGATTGTACTTTTTCATTCCGTCCCACACAGCGTCAGTGTAGTTAGTGGGTAACAATGTCCAAGCCATTTACAGTCCTCCTTTCATTCCGAAATTCCATGTCAATGTCCTCCTTCCCTCACTCTGGTTGGTGAGCTTTTGATAAAGGTCGAGGGTCGCTCCCTCCAAGCGGTTTAACTCTTTGAAATCCATCGTGTTTCCGTTGTCCACATAAGTGGGAGCTATCCCATACGGCCTTTTCAAACTGTTTGCGTTAATCGTAACCAGATTGGCTTCCAGCTTATTGATTTCATCAGCATAGAAGTAATCCTTCGGAGTTCGGTCACTCCCAAGGGAGTGAATCGTAAACTCTTTGTACAACTGCACAGCCAGTTCCCGGAGGTATTCGAGGTTGTTTTTAATCCGATTGAAGTCAGCGGCGTTGAAGCGGTCTCCGATATATACACCGTCAATCGTTTCGCCGCCCCAGTCGGTTTTGGGGGTAGTCCACATACCTTAACCTCCTATCCTTCGGGCAGTTACTCTACCCGAAAAAGATTGTCTGAAATTGATTGTGTGACGGTAGATGTTCACCTTCATTCCTTCGTGGAACTCATTTTCTTGGAATACAATATCGGTCCGGTCAATCTCCGGGTTGCCCCGGGTGTTGTACTCATACTCGATACCAGCGGTGTAATAATCTGCCAGCCACTCGGCGAGGTCGTTCGCCATCGTCATATCGCTTATGAGAGGGTTTGCCCATTTGATTGTTTTTCCCCTCGCATGGAGCGTTTTCGTTGCGTACCGCTCAACGATTCTGTACCGATAGCCTTGCACCTCAAGCCGATACTCTCCGCTGACCTTGTACTTCAAAGTCACATAGTAATTGCCCCAGTCCACCACATCGGCAAGCCCTTCCTGCTCATTGAGCTTCGGTCTGTAACCGTAGGAGGGGTCTTGCATATAGTAGGTCTCCACCTGTCCGGCAGTAATCACCACATCTTCGTTGACGAGGTTTTCCTCACGAGTTCCGGGTTGATAGGTGTAGCAGGGGACAATCACTTCTTTAATGAGTTCCTGCTTGATAGCTTTCGGAGAGGAGGTCATGTCCTTTCGGGTCATGGTGAAGTTTGCGACATTACTCAAACTAAACCGATTCAACACGATACGGTTGTAGGGGGTCTCCGTCTGTGTAAACTCAATCTTCATCACCTCGAAATCGTCAAAATCTCGAATGATTACTGTCCGGCGAGAGATTTCATCAGAGCCGATAGGGAACTCGTTCACCAGCTCACTGCCGTTATAAGTGCGAATGACGAACGCCGCCGGGAGAGAAGTACCGAACACCAGCTCCATACTGAAATATGCTCTGATAGCTTCCATCGAAATCGTGACGATGGGGTTCGTTGTAAACTTGCCGTCTGCCCCGGAAATTTGCTGGGACACATAGCCTGTGTTTACCGTAGGAGAGCCATTCCTCGGAATGAAGAACATACTGCCATCAACAGGTGTGTAGTCCTGCGCCAGCGTTGCATACTCGTCCTTCTCCGATTCAGCCAAAATGTTCTCGGCCTTGGAGAATGAGGTCTCACCATTGGTCGATACCGAAGCACTCGGCATGAAGCTGGACTTTATCTGAATATCCCCATAGCGGGTCTGCGCCAAAGAACACCGACAGGCGTTTGCGATAATCTGCAACGCTTCCTTATGCTGTACCCTCGGTATCGGGTTGTTGGTGAACAGCCTTTTGAGCCGGGGGTCGAGATAATACTTTGTGACACCAGCGTCTCGCAGAATCTCTTGAGCAAGGGCGTAATAGCTTTTTCCTGTCTGACTGTACAGCCCCTTGACATACTCTGAATCCATGTTGCGGAAAATGTCTTGGCAACGAATGGTCGCTGTGTTATCGTCACTTTCCCACTCTGAACACAGAAGGTGGTTGCCTTGAATCCACTCGATTTCGTCAGAATCCGGGAGCTGATAGCCGTACAGAATGTCCATTTCCTGCCCAGTTTCGAGGTAGTTTATTGCTGACTTCGGGTTGTCCACATTGAAGTAGTGGTCGTAGTTTTTGAGCTGGACAGAAAAATCAATCTGCGGCACATCTGCACCGATGGGGGAAATGTAGCTTTCCAGCCGGGAATCCATAACGGAATCGTTATAATAAACCAGACCATAACCGAAGCGAATGAAATAGATACGCAAGCGGCTCTGTGGGTTTTTCATCGTGTAGAACCGCAGTTTGATATAGGTCGTGTTTTCAAGCGTTTCCTCGGTACTCCACTCGGCTTTGTCGTTCCCCCGAAACTCAATGGTCTGCCCGGTGCTTCCGATTACATCGAAATCAACCGGGTAATTCTCTCCAAAATTGATAGTAAGACCCTTGAAATCTATGGCGATTGTATTCAGACTGATAGTCAGCTCGCAAACCGCTTCCGATACCAGATTCTTACTAATAACCCCAGTGTCATAATAGCTTCCGTTCGGTGTCTGCCGGGGGAGGAAAAACATCGACCCATCAACCTTGGTGAAGTTCTCCTCAAGAGTGGCATACACCGTAGAATCGTCATGCTCACCGAAGATGTTGTCCTTGTTGGAATAGTAGGCAAAATCTCCGCTGGAAATCTTTGCCTTTGCCTGTGCTTCTTGATTGACAAGCCCGAAAGAGAGCATGATGTATGCTCTCTCTCGGAGAGAGGATTTCATGCTTTCCTTATATGCTTTCGAGACCTTCTGCATAAAACCCCTCCTTTACTCGCCAACATCAATAAGATTTACCTTGCAGTCCCGGTAGTGTGTCGGGTGGTCGTTTCCGTCCACCCAGTACGGTTGTCCTGTGCGGTCTCCCGGGTACATCTTGAGGGTCTTGCGACTGTTCGTCACAGGGTCATTGAAGGTCACATAGACGAAGAAGTTACTCAAAATGCTCAAGATTCTTTCCCACTGGGCGGCGGTCAGCCAAGGCCATTCAAGCCCATCAATCTTGTACTGGTCTCTGCCGACCCGCTGACCGACCACCGCTCCATTTGCGTCACGCCCGGAATCTACGACTGTGGTTACGATTACGCTCACACCTCGCTTGGGAGGTGGTAGCTCGTAACCGTTGATTGCCAAGTACGCCATGCTACCACCTCCTTATGCGAACTTGAAGCCATTGGCTTTCTGCTGTCTTTCCACAGCGTCAGTGATTGTGCGGTCTCCGACCTGTACGATGGTCTGCTCCTCCTTGTCAGCCTGTTTCCGTATATCCTCTGCCATCGAAGCAACATGGTTACGGTAGTAGGTTTCCAGTGCATTGTTCATCGCACCTTCAAAATCGGAGCCTGTTGCCATGCTGTTATAGGCTCGCAAGGAATCCTCATAAACCGACTGCGCCAGAGCATTTGTCGGGTCATAAGAAGTAACCCCCGCAAAAGCGTACTGTGCCATGTCCGGCGTTGCCAGAACTGCCCGGATAATGGCGTTCGTGCAAGTCACCATCTGACTGTTCATCATGCGCCAGTACCCGGTGAATTGTGCCATACCCGCAACGATAGAACTGTGCATGACAGAAGCGAGCTGAAAACGGTTAAGGACTTCGGTCGTGCCATTTACATGGCCTACCATTTCCGCACCGTCTTCACCAGCGACAAACATAGTCCCATGCGCCCCGGCACTCGGCGTACCTGTTGCATATTTCGGAACAGAACTCCACCAATTTCCGAATTGGTCGATTGAACCTCCGTTTGCAAAGATTTTCACACCGCCGTTTGCACCGACAATGCCGCCACTCGACAACCCAAAGAAATCTTTGATTTTGTCCCAGCCGGATTTGAACAGACTTACACCGACTGACACAACACCGCCGACCTTATTTTTCACCCATGCGGCAACCGTTGTCCAACCACTTCGAGTGAGGGAGATTCCTTGAGAAACAGTGCCGCCCTTGTACTTTTCCACCCAAGAGCTTACCTTTTCCCAGCTACTTTTCATAAGCGAAATGCCTTGCGACAATACAGGAATGTTCCCTATCCAGTTTTTGACGGAAGACCACAGGTGTTTAGTCAACTGAATCCCTTGGTCGAGTACCGGGATATTGCCTATCCAGTTTTTAACAGAAGTCCACAAATACTTCTTCAACTGAATAGCTTGGTCGAGTACCGGGATATTGCCTATCCAATCTCTCACCGAACTCCACAGGTGCTTGACAAGTTTGATTCCCTGTTCGAGTACAGGAATGTTGCCGACCCAGTTCTTGACGCTTGTCCAGAGATATTTCTTCAACTGAATCCCTTGGTCGAGGACAGGAATTTGCCCAATCCAGTCCCTTACGGAACTCCAAAGGTGTTTGACAAGCTGAATGGCTTGGTCGAGGACAGGGATATTGCCAACCCACTCCCTTACCGTACTCCATTTGTGCTTCAATAGCTGAATATACTGGGATAGAACGGGAATGTTCCCAACCCATTCTTTTACGCTGTTCCATCGGTCTTTTACAAGCTCGATACCTTGCTGAATAACAGGGACTTCGCCGACCCATTTCGTTACGGTGTCCCATTTTTTCTTCACCAGCTCGATACCCTGTTCCAGAGTAGGAATGTTGCCAATCCAACCCTTGACCGATTCCCAGCCGCTCTTGAGCAAGCCCACCGCTTGAGATACGATAGGAATGTTACCAATCCAACCTCTTACAGTGTGCCAACCCTGTTTCACCAGCTCCACAGCCGCTTCGACAGTGATACCGTCCTTAGTTGCGTCAGCCCACCAGCCCTTCACTTTGTCCCACAAGGAAGAAATGTTGTTCTTGATACCGATAACCAATTCGCCAACGGGACTTTTCTCTATGGCGTGTTTTATGGGGTCGAGGATATTCTTCTTTATCCACTTCCCGATAGCCTTGAACGGTTCGAGAATACCATTCAGAAGACCTTGCGCCACATCACTGCCGACTGCCGCCATGACGGTGGACGGAGAGTGAATCCCAAACAGGTTTTTGAATCCCTCTACGAATGGGTCAACGATGTGTTCTTTAATCCACCCGAGAGGGTCAGAGAAGAACTCTGTGATACCCTGTGTGAAACCTTCGATTACATTTTTGCCGAACTCTTTGAACCCTTCCAGCTTCTCGCCGACCCAGCCTTTGAACTCTCCGAACTTGTCGGCAATCTTGCGAAGCCCTTGACCGATTTTATCTGTAATGGTGTCCCAGTTAATCGCAACAGCCGTTCCCAGCGAAGCCGCACCAGCCAGTATCAATCCGACACCGAGCGGTATTCCAACGCCCGTACAAACCAAAATCAGACCGATTGCCAGAGCCGCCGCACCAGCTATCGCCAGAACTTTTGTTGTAACCTTCTTCACCTCTCCGACCAGATAATCCCAGTTGAGAGCTACCGCCGTACCGAGAGAAGCCGCACCAGCCAGCATGAGACCGACACCGAGGGGAACACCTACGCCTGTGAAAGCGAGGATTGCGCCAATAACAATAGCCGCCGCTCCTACGATTGTCAGAATCTTTGTGACAACGCTCTTGATTTCTTTCGGCATGGAGTTCCAATCAAGGCCGACCGTAGCCGCCAGACCGACCGCACCAGCGGCAATCATGCCTACACCGAGAGGGATATTTGCCCCGGTAAATGCGAGGATTGCACCGAATGTGAGAAGTGCGCCGCCGACAATACTTTCGAGGAGACCGATTGCTCTCCGCATGGGGTCTGACATACTGTCCCAGTTCAAACCGATTGCAGTCACAAGACCGACTGCGCCAGCCGCCATCAGTGCGATACCGAGAGGAACATCGACACCTGTAAAGGCGAACAGCGCACCCATAGCCAACAGCGCACCGCTCACGATTCCTGTCAGAATGGACAGCGCATTTTTAATGTCACCGTTGAGGAACTTCCAGTTGATAGCCGCCGCAGTAACCAACGCCGCCGCACCAGCTACCATCAGAGCCGCACCGAGCGGAACATTCACCCCGGAGAACGCAAGGAACGCACCTATCGCCAACAGGAATCCCCCGAGTATGCCTGTAACCAGTGTCAGCACTTTCGCCAACCGCTCGGACATATAATCCCAGTTTGCGACTATTGCTGATATAAGCCCAGCCGCACCAACCGCCATCAGAGCAAGACCCACAGGAACATTTGCCCCGGTCACAACGAGAATTGTGCCGATTGCCAGCAGGAATCCACTGATAACCGCAGTAATTTCGCTCAAAGCTCCCTTGATTTTTTCCACGATTTCGTCAACCTTTGTGCTGACAATATCACCGAGGAAATCATAGGTCGGAAGCTCAAAGCCCAAATCACCGCCGCCTATCCCAAGACCAGACCCATCACCACTCCCGCCGGAATCATCATTCGGGGAAATGATGTTGAGTTCGTCAATCCCGAGAAGTGCGTTTTTCAGCTTCTTCGCCGCCTTGGTCGCACCATTCAGACCGTCTTCTGTATCAGCCGCAGAGCCAGCCACAGCGTCAGCCACAGCGGTAATCCCGGAGTAGTCCACCTCCGGCAACTCGAATCCGAAGAAAGCGGCGATTTCGCTCGCAATCAGCCGGATAACCTTTGCCAGTGCGATAGCATAGGGCAAAACGGCGTTCAGTGCCGGAATGAAGATGTTACCCAAAGCCCTGGCGCACTGTGTCACCTGTGCTTGGAGAATACGGAGCTGGTTTGCCGGAGCGTTTAGGGTACGAGCCATATCGCCTTGCGCTTTTGTGACCTGTGTCATAATGGCGTAGTAGCGAAGCTGTGCCTTTTCAGCCTGTGTCATTTTGGAGAACGCTTTGTCAATTCCAAGCTCCAAAGCGACCTCCTGTAACCTCGCTTGCGACAGGTCATAGCCCAGTCTACGAAGCGGTTCAAGCTCACCAGAGATACCAGACTGTAACTTCTGCATAGCGTCCTCGAACGAAATGTTGAAGAACGAGGAGAGGTCATACCCAAGCTGGGTAAGCTGTTGAGACATGATATAGGCTCGCTCTGTGGCAACACCGAAACCTTCGGTAATTGTCATAAATACGCCTTGATTCCGCATCCACTCGCCCGGGTCGATACCCATAAGCTCGCCGACCGTTTCAGCGTACTTCTGCGCTTCTGCCGCATACTTTCCCATAGAAGCATTGAACAGGTTGATATTTTCGATGTAGCTGTTGGATTCTGTAATCCACGAAGCAATCGTTCTCGCCGCACCTCGAACAGCGTTCATCGCCATACGGCATTTCGCCCAAATATTGATAAAACTGTCTGCGGCTCGATTGTTGCTGTCGGCGAGACTGTTTGTGTCACGAATCAGCCGCCGGATATTTGCTGGGAGCTGACCGAACGCAGAGGAAATGCGGTTGAGCTGTCTCACCAACGGCGTGAGAGCGGTAGACAACCTCTGAATCTGTTGAGTAAAGGTGTCCCAGTCAATTCCGTTGAGGGTCTGTGCCAACTGCGGGAGCTTATTCAACTGCGTAATTGCAGACTGCAACCCGGACGCTCTGCTCAAGCTGTTCAGCGGAGCAAGGGCAGTAGAGAGCCTACCCAACCCGGAGAAATCCGTAGTCCCCAGCGAGGACACGACACTCCCGATGTTCCGCAACTGATTACCGATACTGGCAGAAATCTTGATACTTCCCAGTCCAGAGAGCTTGGAGAGACTATTTGCCAGCCTGTCGATTTTATCAGCCGAAGAACTGTCCATAGTTTGAAGAGCGGTATTAAGGTTGCGTAGCTGATTTGCCACGCTTGTCAACCCAACACCGCCCTTCACAGCATTTTTCAGCCTTGACAAAGAAGCGGAAAGAGCGTCTATGCCACTGGTAGCCGAGGTTGCGCTCGACTGTACCTCCAATTCGAGACTTTCGATTGTCGTTGACATAAACTTCACTTCCTTTCGTCAAATCGCTTGTTGTTCGCCACCATATAGGCTTGCATATACCGCATACCCTTCTGTGACTTGGCTTTCTCCTTTTTGGTTTTTGCGTCCTCCATCGTCTTCTTATTGATGGGGTACGCTTCCTCCACATAAGGTTGAGCCTTTGTTCCCTTTTTGGCAAAGGCGTGTAGGATAGGCGAAACCCGAGCAAGAGCGTCATAGAAATACATACCCTGCAACCACGCTTCTTGATTGAACCGCTCCTTACGAATCTCCTCCGCTTCCCGGTAGAACTTCACAAGGCAACAATCCCTATCCCAATACTGCTCCTCTGTCATTCCTATTGATAAGTAATAGGGGAACTTCTGATTGAAAATATCCGTATAAGCACGAGGGGAAGCGAAGCGATTCACACGCTCGCTCCCCCCGTCAGCGGATTCTTTATCGGACAGCGAACTACTTACCAGTCCGTTGTCCAGTTCGTGTTTCCCTCGGATTCCTCCGGCTCCTCCACCAGAGCCATGATAGGCTCGTTGTACATTTCAGCCAGCTTGCCAATCAGCTCGTCCTTGTGGGTCATGCTGGCAAAGATAGCGTCAATGGTCTCCTTCTTCTCGAAGCGATGATGGGCGAGGAACGCACCCTCGAACAGAGCCGGGAGAGTGGACATGGGCTTGGTCTCGACCTCGGCGGCGATAAAGCCCTTCTTCTCCATTTCTGTGACGGTGCGGCGGGTGAACTCAAGGGTGTACTCCTTATCCTTGTAGGTGAACTTCAACTGCTTTGCCATTTTTTGTTTCCTCCTCTTGTTATTACGCATTGTCTTCGTCCATAGTGATGGGCGTGGAAGGTGCGATGGTGATAGTCATATCGACCACCTCGTTCACACCGCCGCCGACAGGGAAGACGGAGAGCTGACCCTTGAACTTGAACTTGCCGTCAGACCCGGTAGGGGTAACGGTATCGCCGGATTCAGTGCCGCCAAACCAGACAGCGTAATCGTTCTCGATACCGTCCAAAGCCTTGAGCTTCTTGTACTCGTCCAGCGTGTAGTTGGAGGTGAACTCCAAAGCGTCCAAGGACTGAATACCGGGGATATAGGTCTGCATACGGTCGGTGAGGGTGGTGGTCTCCAACATTTCGGGAGTACCGCCGAGGTCGGGGAACTCCTTAATGTCAATCAGCTTCTCCCATGCGGCTTCCTTCTTCTGCATGAGAAAGATTTTGTAGGTGCTAATAGCCATGATTGCTTACCTCCTGTAAATTACATTTTCTTTTGATACGATTGCTCGATACCGAGCCACCATGCGGTAAACGGTTGCGTCTACCTCGTTTGGAACAGGGGTCATAAGGGTGCGAGTGAATCCCAACGCTTCGAGCTGTTTGTCCACAAACCCGAGAATTTCCTTGCACTCGGCTTTCTTTCCTTTGGTACGATTTGAGTACACATTCACCTCATAAACCACCTGTGCGTGATTCTCGATACACTCTGTTGTCCGAGTGTTCCGATAAATCTGGTTGTCCACTTCAATAAGGGACACGCAAGGGAAGGACGAGGGAGACTTGACATATTCGCCTGTGATAAAGATTTTGGGGTACTGCTCCCGAACCTTTTCAGATACGGTGCTGAACACCTCCGTCTCAATGTCAATCACCCAAACACCTCCTTTGCGATAGAGACAATCTCGTTGCAAACGGTCGTTACCGCCCGGGACATAGGCATATTCGCCGGAGTACCATGCGTGAGCTTTAACTCTCCGTCCTCATAGAAACCCCATGTGCGTTTTTTGCCGTTTCCCTTACCGAAGCTACCAATAGTGAACCCCAGCTCTGCGCCATGCGGGTGAGGTGAACTCCCGGCAGAACCGTTATGGTAAACGCCAGCACCAAACTCAACCCATATAGCGTCTTCGCCGCTTGCCACTACGACTGTGACAGACCCCCGGTTATCGACCGATACATCGACCTGTGCATACTCGGGGGCGTGTGTACCGCCCTTGAGAATCACATCATCGACTACCGCTCCGGCAAACCCTTTCTTGGCTTCTTCTGCCAAACGCTCGGCAACCTTCTCTCGAAGGAGGTCTGTTTTACGCTGAATGTCTTGCTTATAATCAGCCAGCTCTTTGATTGCCCGGTCAATGTCTGTGGTGGACAGTGCGAACGAAATTTTCTTTCTACCCACTGACTTTCACCTTGCTTATCGCCACAGACACGCTGTTCAAGCTCCGGGCAATTTTCTTCACGATGTAATCGTGAGGTGTGAGAACATCACCGTCACCGTTGACAACCAATGCACCGTTTTCATCGACTTGCGGAACAGTGTCAATCCAGAGAATCGTGTACTCGTCAATCGGAGGAGCGTTGTTGTCCATGACAATAACCTTGTCGTAGGATTCACTCTCCCCAAACTGCCGAGTGGTTGTTTCTCCTTTTGCCGCAGAGATATTCGCCGAAAACGGAATCGGGTTGCCATGCTGAACATCATACTCACCAGACCAGTTTCCGTACTCGTCCTTTATAGGCGTTTTGCTCACATACAGGGCGTAAAAGAAGGGGCTTTTGTTTCTGCTCATACACCTCATTTAATCACCCCCACATAAGGGGTAATGCCCTTGAGCATAGACGAAGGAATGTCGGCGTTCTCGTAGGAACGAGAAATGCCATTTTCGGAGTGAGAAGTTTGCCCCTCCGCACCTCGCTTGTTCAGCATATAGGCGGCGATTTCAAGCTGAATGGTCTCGTACTTTACCGGGACTTCCGTCACATCATCATGGTAGGGAAACGCCCGAGCAATCACCTTTCGACCAGCGAGCATAAGGTAGGTGGACAGCACTTCGTCAGTGTCAGAGCCGCCGACCATAGCTCGTAAAGCGGTCAGTTTTTCCACATCAGTCATGGTGTCCACCTACCTTTCTTCATACCGTTTTCTTCGGTCTGCCGGATTTTTTGACAGGGGGCGTTTCGCCCTCGTTGTGTCCTTCGGAAATCCCCTCCGTCACAGAGACACCTGTTCCCTCCTTATTATCACTGGCGTGTTCGGCGGGAGGGGCCTGGGCCGGGCTCTGGTTTTTTCCGGTTCGGCGGGAGTGGCCTGTGCTGGTCTCTGATTCTTCCGGGATTCACCTTGTCGGTGTAACAGCATACCCATATCAGCCACCCGTACTCTCGCTCACAGTCTCCTTGATTTTGATTGCCTTGGAGGAATCGTAGAGGTAAGCGACATAGTGCTTGTCGGCGGTCAGCACAGTGGACTTGTTGATAATGTCACGGTCGGTCTCAATCACCGTCTCACGCTTCATGTAGAGAGCCAGCGCACCCGGGGCAACGATGAAACAGGAATCCTTGAGACGGTTGGACACGACCACCTGACAGCCATGCACCATACCGACAGAGCCACGAATAATCATGTTCGCCCCGGTCTCGGTGTTGGGAATCCAGCCATCAGTCTTACGCAGATTGCCGTAGGTGGCGGGACTGCACAGGAAGACCTTCGGGCCATCAATGTCCTCGCCCAGCTTCACCAGAGCGTCAGAAATATCATCAGCGGTGGCTCGTGCGGCGGCGGTGTACAACATCTGCCCGGTGATAGCTTCCAGCACAGCCAGCACATCGCTGTCCATCTTGGACGCAATCGCCAGACTGATTTGCCGAATACCCTCGGACAGCGGGTCTCCGTAGCCGGACAGGATAGATTCATCGGTGAACTGCAAACCCTTACCAACCTTCTGCACCTTGACAGAGGTGGTGTTCTCCACGAGCTGGGTGATGGGAATGTCAGTACCCTCGGCAACCGCCACAGCGTCACCGATATAGGCGAAAGAGGGCAGAGTAATCGTATCGCCGGGTCTGCCCTCAAGGGAATTGTCAATCCGGCACAGAGGAGCGAACTTCACATCGGAAGTCAGCTTCTTGTTTACCATATCGCCAATGACCTGCGGATTGAACAGGTTGGCAAGGTAGGTAGAAGTGTTAGGTACAGTAGCCATTTAATATCACTCTCCATTCAGTTCTTTGTAAAGGTCGGGGTTCTCGTTGAACAGGTTCAGACGCTCCATGTACGACAGGTTGGAGAACTGCTCCTTTGTCACATCTTTCGGCACGACCTGACCGCCGCTCGGCTTGGGCGTATTCTTGAGTGCTTCTGCCCGAATCTGCTTCACGAGAGCGTCTTGGTGCTGTTTCTGGACGAGGAACAGCGTACCATGGTCGTTGTCTGCCGCCGCTTCTGCCGCCCGGTCAGCCAAGCTCTGCTCGTACCCGAGGGCAAGATACTGTGCCTTGGTATCGGACACGACCTTGGCTCGTTGCAGTTCAGCCAGCTTCTCGTTTACCTCGTCCTCCTTGGCCTTACGCTCGGCTTCACGCCGCTCCTCCTCGGACATACGAGCTTGAAGCTCACGCTTCAACTTGGCGGCTTCGGCGTTCGCCTTGCTGACCGCCGCTTTCAGCTTCTCGGTTTCGTAGCTCTGCATGGGATTGGATTCACCACCCGGAGCGGGAGCGGGTTCGGGCTTCGGGGCTTCGATACCCTCCAACGCCTTGGTGACTTCTTCGAGGGACATTCCTTCCTTGTAGGAATCTTTGAGCAGTTCTTGTAATGTCATATAGGTTCTTCCTTTCTGCGAATTTTCTATACCGACTTCCCTGCCGGATTATCTGCGAAATTTTTAGAGCGGCTTCCCTGTCGCTGTTATACCAAACGGCAAAGCCGTCCGATAAACTTTACTCGGTCTGTTCTGCGGAGGGGTCTTTTACCTCCGGGGTAGTGGTTTCTCCGGTGGCTTCCTTGAGAGTGAGAACGACAGAAATCGCACTCTTGGAGAGGATTTCAATATCGTCAAGCTCTCTCGCCAGAATCTTGTCGGAGATTGCCTTGTACGAATTGCGGTTGAACTCCGCAATCTGCGTGTTGTCGGATTCCTTGATAACAATGCTCGCATTGTTATTCAGAGCTTCCAGAAACGCCTTGACCGTCATGTTCTGCACCTCCATTCTCGACACTCGGTTGATTTTGAGCTTCCTTGGCCTTTTGCTCCTCGTAATACTCCATGCTCATGGTGTACGCACTTTCAGCGTCAGAAAACAGCCCACAATGAGAAAATGCCAACAGCGGGTGAATCTTTTCCTGTTGGAGCATACTCACAAGCACTTGAGACTTGCTCTGAATTGCTTCGTAATTGCGTCTGGTGAACTTAATGTCAATGTCCGACAGACCAATCGACACATCGCTCATGTCCCGAAGAATCCGAAGCACCAAACGGAGGAAAGACCCCTCCGAACGCTTGAACATCAGCTCGCTATCCTTTGCACGAGCTTCTGCCAGAGACCAACCGTCCCGCATAATGACCGCCGCACCTGTGTCCGAAGTAGACGAACCTCCGTTACGGTTCGGCATACCGCAAATTGTCAAAACGGTTTGGTACAAATCGTCTGTAAGCGTCTGCGCTTGGTCTTGATTCAGACTGGTTGTCACCACATCAACATCTGCGGTTTGACCGTCCGATGATTTGACCTTGATAGCTCCGAGCTGTAAAAACTCCTCGTACTCCTCTTTGGTAATATCGCAGTTAATGAACTTGATAAAGGCTTGGACGATTTGCTCAACACCGTCAATGCGATTGCTCGCAACCGTATTGATTGCGTCCAGCAGAGGAAGGACAATTTCAAACGAGCCGAGCCGAGCATTATTCGCCGGGTACTCAATAATGGGAATCATGCCGAGGGAATGGTTTTCTCTCTCAACGATTGCCCCAGCTTTCACCACGAAATACTCGTCTTTCGTGTAAATGCTGTATGTCTTCTCTCCGCTTTTACCGACAGTGTAGGTTACTCCCATCAAAGGCTTGTTGCCAACGCCGCTACTGTACACCACGAAAGTGGTGCGAGGGTCAAGAGTGTACAGTTCAAACGGAACTTCGTCTTTTTCAGCGGAAGCGTCCGGCAAGACCATGCGAAAACTTGTTCCGCAAATCAACTGCCATTCGATAATTTCCCTGTCGAAGCTCGCCTTGTTTTCGAGAAACATCATTTCGTTTAGTTTCGTTACACCGTCTGTAACCTTGGGGTCAGCCCCTCTTGCGATATACTGAATTGGCTCACCGCAGAGATAACCCAGCTTGAACGAAACAATCTCGTTTGCCCTGTTTTCCACAATACGATTGCAGATTTCCGGGCGAACGGTTTTCTTGCGCCCAAGAATCGGCTGTTTGCCCTTGTAATACTCCCACAGGTACTTCACATCGGCACTGTTGGAGAGGTGGGTGCTTTCCACATCGTTCAAAATACGAAGGATATTGCCACCGTTTATTTCGTTTTCATCGGTCGTGATAAATCTGCGCCCGGACAACACCCTCGCCATATCTCACAACTCCTTCCCGAGAAAACAAAAATGGGTGCGTAATCACTTTGAGGTCAAAACCTCGTGCGATTACGCACCCATAAAATCTACTCGTGTTCTATTTTCGCATATCATTATAGCACAAGATATTGTGGAAGTCAATGGGTAATCCGCAATATATTGAAAATAATATGAAAAAGTTAAGAAATAATCTTACCAAGGTCGCTGAAAAACCTCCACTTTTGCCCCCGATAGGCTTTGTGCGAACTCTGCCAACATCGCCATACTGTCGGGAACATCATCATGCTTGTTTTTCCCAGCCACAGTGTAAGAGCAGAGCATATCTACGAACCTCCCATATTCACTCGACCGTTTGTAGAGGGAAGAATCCTTGAACAAACAATGTTCCTTCACCCAAGGACTATTGACGATGATTTTCGTCTCCTTGTTGGCGCTGGTGAACTTTGTGGTAATCCGAGTGATACCGCCTCGCTTTTTGACCTCACCCTGTACCTTCTCGGCTACTCTGCCGCCAGCGGAGTTACTTTCAAAGCGGCACATTTTCACCTTATCCCGCACCAGAATATCCACCAGCCGAGCGTCAACAATATTCGGAAGACCGTTATCACACACCACATCGTCAATGTAGTAATCGTTTCCGTAGACATAGGCAACAGGCAGACAGGCGTAGTCCGTACCCTTGTCCTTGGTATCGCAGACCCCGATAATAGCGTCCGGCGGGTCGATGGGAAGCTCGAAGTATCGCCGCAGTTCGTCCACATCGTACAGCAGACCCTCACGCTCGATAGGCTGATTCATAAACAGAGCCTTGAAGGACGCTTCGTCCAGATTCAGCCGCATATCCTCAAAATACTGCTTGTCAAAGCCCACATTATACCCATAATTGAAATTGCTCTCGCCCTCCTCGTTGAGAGCCGGAAGAACAATGAACTTCGCCCGGGAATCACCGCCGTACTGTTGCTCAAGCCGACCAATTACATCGTGAACCGACCAGCGAGTAGCGATATGGATTTCCTTTGCGCCCATTTTCTTTCGGGACTTCAAATCGTTGGTGTACGCCGCCCATAGCTTATCCAATCGCTCCTTGCTCATGGCTTCCTCAATGCCGGAACACAAATCGTCCGCATACAAGATTTTGTCACAGCGGGTCACACCAGTCAAAGAAGCGTTGATTGCTCGACAGGTGAGGGTGGAGAACCTGTGCTTTTTCCCGAGGTCGATTGTTTCCTCCTTCGAGTTTGTAGCGGCAAGCTGTACGCCCGGGAAAACATCGCTCCACAGATACTCACTGTCTGTGATAATCTGATAGACCCCATCGTAAAAGCTCCGGGTCAACATACCAGAGTGAGCCGAAGCAAGGTTCTGTCCGTCCGGGTATTTTCCCATCACCCACGACAGGAAGAAGATACCGAGAGTGCTTTTGCCTGTACCGGGTGGCATGGAGATTGTAAGAAGGTCTATCTTATCGTCAATCATATCCTGCATGGCCTGTACGATAGGACGCAAGACCTCTCTCCGGGGAACATAAAACTTTTTGGCTGGTTCTCTGTTCCACTCAACATAAAGCAAATAGCTCTCAAAATCGAATGGAGCGGCGGCGAGCAAAACCTTTTTATGAAGATTAAAAAGAAAGCGCAAATCCTTGTCTGTTTTTGCCGCCGGAATCTGTTCTTCAATATAATCGGACAAGAGCTTGAGATACCATACCCCAAGAGCAATATCCGATTTCTTTGCTTCAAGGCAAATATAATACAAATCCTCGTAGGCTTTCATGCCGCCGGGGGTCTTTTTGATTTCTTCCGAAATTTTTTTAAGTAATGCTTTCATAGAAACCTCCTATGGACAGAAAAAGTGCGTTATCGTTCAGAGAATTACCTCTGTGCGATAACGCACCAGTTTACCATTTTCGTCTACGCCGTCCTCTGTGGTGAGCTTTATTATTCGTCTTCATAACCTCCCACAGCACAGCGCAGGGAATTATCAATATCACCAAAACCCACATACACTATCCCTCTGCCTTAAAGTATATCGCTCGACCTATTGTCTCCATATCAGCGGTGGGAGTGCCTACAAGGACTTCGACAGAGGAATTATCCTGTGTTGCGAATACGAAGCTGACTTCAATCGAACTACCGTTCTTGACCTCGGTGGTTATGGTATCATCTATGCCCTCAACATTTGTGTACATATCCAGCTCGACATCGTTCTGAAACGCTCTGACCGCAAACGAGCAAGCGGCGTAAAGCGGGTCTTCGTTATTGTTTGTATAAACAGCGTCTACTCGAACCATCGGTGTCCCTTGCCCGTCAGTAAACATTTCAGCGTCCGTCAGCTCAAGGATACACCCCTCATATTCAGCTACATTGGTAATCTCTTTTTGCGGTTCACTTCCGCACCCAGCCATGAATATCACCAATACCAAACTCAAAATAATGGTGTGAATAATTTTCATGTCATACGCCCTCCCTCGGCACATACACAAGCTCGATGTCATACCCAAGAGCTTCCATCATCTGGACGAAGGTCTTGTTCACCATAGCGTCTTTCTTTTTGACGATACGGTTGACATACTGCCCGGTCGTGCCGATTTCCCCGGCAAGAGCTTCCTGCGTCTTGCTTGCCGTTATCAGTTTGACCTTTATGTCCATTTCAAAATTGTTCTTAACCATAATATCACTCCTTTTCGAGTTGATTATAGCACAAATCGGATTGAATGTCAATCTCTTTTACTCGTGCGTACCATGTGGATTTACATATTCCAAGCTCCTTACAGGCTCTTTCAACAGAAACTTCTCCCTTTTGTTGAAGCGCATAATACCGCTCAAACCCAGACGGACGCTTTTTGTATCGTCCATCGGTCTTTTTTCCATGCGTTCTCGCCACAGCTTTCCCAGTTGCCAGCCTTTCGATAATCTGGTCGTGTTCAAATTCTGCAAAGGCGAGAAGCATTGTCACCATGAGCTTTCCCATCGGTGTATTGTCAGCTCGTCCCATGTTCAAAATTTCAATCACGATACCTTTTTCGTGAAGCTCCTGTATCAGAGCGACACCCTCTGCGGCTGTTCGAGAAAACCTGTCCAGCTTCGTCACCATGAGAGTATCGCCTTTTTCTATTTTACCGAGAATTTTCAAAAACTCCGGGCGGTCTGTGGTAGTTCCAGTATAGGCTTCCGAGTATATCTCCTCGCACCCACGCTCCAAAAGGGCGGCGGTCTGCGCTTCAATTCTGTTTCCGTCCTTTGCCTGTCCAACACTGGACACCCGAGCATAACCGTAAATCACGACTGAACTCCCTGCAACCTTCGACCTGCTTGGTTATACCAGCTTAAATATTCGTCAAAGGCTTTGTGAAATCCATAGGAATCCTCTCCCCAAATACAGCGCAGACGCATGACATACTCCTCGTGAGAAATTTTGTTCCGTTCGAGGTCAAGAAGGAGGGTCTGTTCTGTCCTCTGGTCTCGAAGTTTTTGCTTACCACCGACAGTACGATTCAATCGCTCGTCAATCAATCTTGCCAACTCCTCGTCCGGCAAAATAGAATAATAGCCCTTCTTCATTACCTGTTCAGCCATATCGTAGAGAGCGTCCATTACCATGTCGGCTTTTGGCTGTCTGCTCCACCGACAGATTTCCAAAATGCCTTTGAAATTATAAACCCATGTTTCATAGGTCTTTCCGTCAGTATAAACCAGTTTGGTTAATACTGATTTTCCTTCAAACCTCTCTTTGTGGCGGTTGTGAATTTTGCCAATGGCAATCATAGGTTCGGAGTATTCCAAGGCTTCACCTACTTGTTGCCGGGTAAACCATGCCATTTCTTCGCCATAATAGCCGTTCACAGGCACATTATTGACCTCTTGGGTCATTATCAGATTCAGTTCCATAGAGTACTTCTCCTTCAAGTTCTTATTCTTATTACAGTAGTGGAAGTAGTTGTTTTTCGATTTTTGCGGTAACTTTTGATAGATACGCGCGTATTAAGAGGAAGTTTACGCAAAAACCGATTTTCAACTACTTTTACTACTTCTCACTCGATTTTCCATTGGCTCTTATCGGTGAGCTTACTCTTGATAATAACCTCGCAATCCATAGCTTCGACCATTTCCAAAAAAATGTCCATTCTCATACCCTTTTCTCTGGACAACTTGGTCGAGACGGCAGAAGCCGTAGATTTTCCAAGTTTTGTTGCAAGAGATTGATTGCTGAATCCTCTCAACTTCATAATTTCCTTGATTACTTCGCTTGGTTTCATGCCAAATCACTCCTTTCAAGGATAGTATAGCACTTGAACGAAATCGTGTCAACACCTTTTCGTGCAAAAAGTGCCTTTTTCTTTTTTGGGAGTATTCGGCACACTCCCTCGGCGGCTTGCGCCGGGGCTGTGTCCCCCGCCGGGGGTGCAATCGGGACAGGCCACAGCGGGACAGGAACAAGCCCCCGGGACAGGCCACAGCGCAACCGCCACGCCGCCCCGCTTGTGTCTGTTTTCTGTTCAGAATACGCACACAGAAAATCAGACACGAAAAAATGTAAAAATTTTTGAAAAGGGTATTGACATAGATACGAAATCGTGTATAATAGGGGCATAGACACGAAATCGTGTAGAACATAGAAGGTAAACAGACTATGAAACAAGTAAATTTCCCTGTTACAAAAGCGCAAAAGGATTTTGAAGACCTTGCAAAAACTTTACTTTCCGTTATGGCAGAGCTACCCACAGAAAAGCAAATTGAAATTCTTGAATTTGCTTACAAGGTGGATTTTGAGGAGAAACACGAATAGTACGCCTTACAACACGGGCGGCGCAAAAAATAATCCGAAAAAGATAAAAAATATTGAAAAAGGTATTGACAATTCGGAAAAGGCGAATTATAATAAAAGCACAGATTCAAACAAGACGAATTAAACGCCGAATTTATAGGAGGTACACAAAATGAAAATGTACGAATTAAGCCCCACAGACAGCCGAAAGAGCTTTTACGGAAAAGCCCGGGTTCTTGTGGAGGACAACGGGACGGAAACGCTTTACAGCTATGAAACCGCCATTATTAAGAGGACAGCCGCCGGGGAGCTTGTGCGACTGTGGGCGGGGTGGAGCGCAACCACAGGACGCCATATTGCCGCCTTTTGTGGACTGAACAAAGCCGGGTTTATGGCCTTGCCCCATACGCCGGACACATACGAAAAAGCGGCGGCATACGCCGGGACGCTTTACAGGTAAAGAGGAGGTAAACAACCATGAAAAAGATTTTTGATTTTGGAAAAATCGACTACACCGGGACAGGCCGCAAAAGTTACCTTGTAACTGTGGAAATGGAATACAAAGAAAAGAACAACGGCGAAAAGGTGCTTTCCATTTGCGGGAACATTTGGAACACCCGCAAAACCGATATTGTAGCGGGTGGACAGTGTTTAGATACTATCGCCCGATATATCAAAAGCCCGCTTTTCAAGGAAATTTACAGGCTGTGGAAACTGTACCATTTGAACGATATGCACCCGGAATGTGAACATCAAGCGGCGCAAGGGTGGAGGGAACAAGCAAGCGAAAAAGCAACCTTGTATATTTTCACATTGACAACGGAAACAATCACAGCGCAAAACAGCTTGAAACGCCGCATTTTGAACGCCGCCCAAAATGGGGAAACGATGGAGACAACCGCCGCCGAACAAGTGCTTTTATCTCTTGAATACAGCGTAAAGAGCGAAACCGAAACTTTGCCCGAAACTATCGCCGAATTTTACAAATTCAAGGAAACGGAAACTAAACTTTGCGGGTGGTTACACCCGGGGGAGCATAGCCGGGGAATTTTGGGCAAGGCTTGCCCGGTATGCGGCTACAAATACGGCCACGCATGGAATTATTTCCCCATTCCAGAACAAGACGAACAAGCCATTTATAAACTTTTGGAGGGCTGAAAAATGATTTTACAATTCAAAACGCCCCGAAACCAGAACGGAAACCGCCGCTATTTGGCGATTGATACAGCGGCAGGAACATTCACCCGGAAAAATCCCCGGTTCATTATGGAGGGGATAGAGGTTAAAAGCCGGGACTATTCACAGCTTGTAAAAGAGCTTGAAAACAACAGCTTTATTGAAAAAGAGGAGGTTTGAAACAATGAGGGCATACAGCTACACCGAAAACGGCTTTACTTTTGAACGAGTAAACCGCAAAAGGGCAAGAGCGGCATATAATAACGGTTTGCGGGTGATTCTTTGCCCGGTAAACTTGCGCCCCGGCTATCCGTTCCACCCGGAAATAAGCATTTCCGGGAAAGCCCCGGCAACATTTGAAACACAAGAAAACGCCTTTATTTATTACAACTGTACCACAGCGCAAGCGGGGAAATACCCGGCCTATTATATCCCGGTGAAAACCGTTGACAGGTTCACAGGGGAAAGCCCCACAGCCGAAACAATGGGGACAGTGAAACAATATGATTATAACTATATGGGAGGGCTGAAAAATGGGACAATTTGAAAAACTTTGCACCGAATACCGGGAAAACAAGCGGTTAATAGAGGAATTAACCGCTATGAATGAGGGCTTAAAAGCCGCCATTCTTGCCATTATGGGAGACAGGGAAACCGTCACAGAGGGCGCAACAAAAGCCACAAATAAAACCGTTGTTTCGTCCCGGTTTGATTCCAGCGGATTCAAAAAGGTTTACCCGGATTTGTTCGGGGAATACAGCCGGGAAACCAGTTACAAGCGGTTCACAGTGATATAATGGGAGGGTTTGAAAATGGGTGCTATCAATTATGGAACAAGCGATTATATTTCAATCGGTTTGAATGTTTCCCGGGATTTTGACGAATGGGAGCTTGAAAACCTCTACAACGAATTTTCTGAAATGCTGGAAAACCGCCGCTTTTGGTATTTTCATATCACATTGAAACCCGGCTATTATGAGGGATTCTATATTGATATTGAAAACAATTTCCCGGTGTATTTTGACGATTGCACCGAAAAGCGGGACGCACAAAAGGAAATAACCAAAATAAAGCGGTTTTTACTGGACTGTACCGCCGCCGGACTTGTCCAGTATTTCCCGGGCTGGTGTACCGGGTACAGCACCGCAAAAGAGACAAGAGCCGCCATAAACGCCGCTATAAAGGAAATGCGGCAGGAGGTACAGACAACCCCCACATACAGACAGTACAACGCCGCATAAATAGAGGGGGTGAAAATCAAAATGTTTGTTTTGCTGGTGCTTTTAATTATCCCGTTCGCTATCCTGTCCGAATTGCTGAAAATGAATAAATGAAACCACAGAGCCGCCCCGGGTGCAATCCCGGCGGCGGTTCTTTTGCGCCCGGGTGGAGCTTGTACAGCTTGCCCGGGCTTTTCTCTGTCCCACTGGACAGCCCACAGCACAGCCACGCCCACAGCCGCCACAGAGGGCGCACAGAGCCACGCAACCGGGCAAGGGTACAGGGGTACAGGCAAGCCCCGAAACGCCCCACAGAGCCGCCCACAGCGGCGCACAGGGGCAAGCAATCCACAGCCCCGGGAATAGCACCGCCGGAAACGCCTGTAAACGCCCCACAGAGCCACGCCGGGCGGGGGTGCTATCCCTATACTACCCGCCGCCAAAACTCCCCACAGCGGCGCACAGAGCCGCCCACAGAGGGCAAGCCGCCGGGGGTACAGAAACGCCGGGGAGGGCAAGCCTACAGCCGCCACAGCCCCGGCACAGCACCCCGGGCAAAAATCCGGGCGGTTTTCTGTGATTTTTCGAGCGATTTTCTGCCATTTTTCTCGGCTCTGTCTCCCTCTGTCAGTGAATTTCATAGTCGAAAGTCGATAGTCGAAAGTCGATAGTCGAAAGTCGATAGTCGGTGAGAGAAAGTCGCTCCGGGTGATAGTCGAAGTGAGCGAGAAAGTCGGAAAGTCGTTTAGTCGCTCTGCTCCTCGTCCTCTCCCTCCGAAAGTCGCTTGGTCTGGTCGGGAGCGATGTACCTCTCCCGGATTTCATCGGCTGAATACTCGCTGTCCTGTCCAGCGTTCGGAGTGAGGACATATTCAGTCTTGTCTTGGTAGCCATAGTTGTTCTTGCCAAGGAAGATACCCGCCACAGGATTGACCTTGCCGTTCTGCATATAGTTTTCCCAAAGATTTTCCATCAGAAAATACGCCTTTTTTATGGAGGTCGCTACCTCGGGCGGCAACGCTGTGGTGTACCCCGCTCCTCCTGTCGGTTGTCCTGTTGCAATAGCCCTCAAGGTCTGTCTTCCCATACCGTTCAACGCCATCGCCATACCAGCGACCGTAGGCTTTGTATCATACTTCGCATACAGCATGAAATAGTCGTTCAATCTCTGCTGAACCTCCTCGGCACTATCCATGTCAATGTCCGGCATATTGAACAGCTCCATGTTCAGCGACAAATACTTAGCATTGTCTCCCGGCTCCACCATGAGACCGTTATTGCCAATCACAGGAGAGTTGCCGCCCCTCGGCTTGCCTTTCTTCTTCGGACTGTACTTCTTCTGAATCGGCTTGCCTGTTCTCGGGCTGATTGCCACACCAGCTTCGGCGGCGGGGGTCTCCTTATCTGTCCCGACAGTCTCCTCGGAAACAGTCTCCTTGCTCAAACTGTCTGCTTCCAGACCAGTCTTCTTATCTTTCGACAGCTTGTCGATACTCATTTTCAGTCTCCTTCCTCTTATTCTTATTGCAGTAGCTAAAGTAGTAGAAAATCGGTTTTTGCGTATAACTTCTTATAGTAGGGATTTTTCTATATAGAGGAAGTTACACGCAAAACCTTAATTTGAACTACTTTTACTACTTCACCAGCTAACCGCCCGAAAGATTAGAAATCAATCCGATTCGGACGATTTAACAAATGTCGTTTTTGATTGCTTTTCAATCCGAAAAGGATTATTTGAACTAATTGTCTACATAGACAATAATACAGGGCTTCCAGTAGGGGTCATACTCACAAAGGATTTCTTCGGCGTACTCCTCAAATTCCTTGTCAGACCCATCGAAAGTCTGGTAGAGTTTGTCCTCCAAATCCTCTTGAAATTCGTCCCGGTCGGTGTAGCACCGTTCGTCATTAACTGTCTGCTGGCAGTCAAGGAACTCACCTACGCTTGCGCTTACAGTCGAGCAAGACATATAGGAATAGTCCCCGGAATTGCAATCCTCCCCAGCGAAAATCAGAAGCGGCAAACCGGGATTCTCAAGAATGAGCTTTCGTAGCTCGTGGCAGTCGTGAAGTAAACCGCAAGGTTTCTTTTCCTGCTCTGTCATTTTGATACCCTCCTATTCCATGCTTCGATTACAGCTTTCGTGGCGTTTCCCGTAACACCGTTTGCGGTCATGCCATCGACAAGAATTTTGGTACTCGCTCCACACTTCGGGCAGATAACACGCACCCCATCGTTGACGAACAGTTGGGCTTGACCGCCGCAGAAGGGACAAGGTTTTAGTTCATCAAACATCGGAAAAGTCCACCTCCTCTTTAAGAAGACACAACAGCTCTCTCAAATCATCAAGACTGAACCCTTCCTTATTACAGGTGTTCGTTCTTCCCAAATGTTTATACCAGTTGATGATTGTGCCGCTTTCGAGGTGAATGATATAAAACTCGTCTTCATTACGAGCGAGAAGAAAAGCACCTGTGTACTTTGGATAGCCGCACATCACTTCGATGTCGCAGATTTCGTCAGAGGTAAAGACATCATAAAATGCGTTTACAAAATCATCACGCTCGAAGTGGTACTGTGGCAAAGTTTCGAGATATTTGTTCATCAGATTACCTCCTTGAGCTTGAGACCCCAATAGATTACAAATCCGCTGGAAGTCGATTTCCTGTCAAACCACTCCGGGTGTCGCTCCATTTCGGCATTGAACTTCCTCGCCGACAGCACATACGCACCCTCTGATTTCGCCCATACTTTGAAATTCTGGTAGAGGTCTTTCGCCCGGATAGTTGCTTTTTCGTCTCGAACACAACGGGTCTCAAGGAACTGCAACACGAGGTCATTATCCCGCTCGTATTTCGTAACAACCTCTCGGAGCTGATTGCTCATAGTGAGACCCCGTTCTTTGTAGCGAATGTACCCACGCACCAGCCACATGAAAATGCCGCTCATACTGGACTGCTCGCACAGCTCGTCCTTGAGGTGCGTGTCCTGCTCCTCCGGGGAGAAATGGCGGTTGAACTCCACCACTTTGATACGCTCGGAAGCGAACAGGCTTTTGTCTGTCACCATCGGGAGGTCGTTGCAGGAGAGCCAAAGGGTGAACTGCGGCTTGAAGGTGATTGCCGACTGATACAACGCCCGGGCGGAGATTTCCTCGCCGCCTGTGAGCTGTTTGATTTTCTCCTCGTCCAGCTTGCCGTACTCGTTGCTTTCGCTCATGGTGACAAATCGCTTGCCCTTCAACCCGGCGAGAGTGGGACTTGCCGCTTCTGCGTCCTTCTGGCGGTCTCCCCGGCAAATCATACCAACAGGAGCAACCTTCGCATAGTCCCCGAGCATGGTCTCAATAGTGTTGAGCAAGGTCGATTTTCCGTTTCGAGTGGTCTTACCATGCAAGATGAACATACACTCCTCGTTGCTCATACCCAGCATAGAGTACCCCAAGGCTCTTTGCAGAAAATCGGCCTTGTCGGTGTCTCCCTGCGTCACCTCGTCAATGAATTGCTCCCAGCGTTCGCACTTCACATCACGAGCGATGGTATGATTGAAAGCGGTCTGCATGGTGAGAAAGTCTTCCCAGTTATGCTCCCGGAAAGAGAAGTCTCGAAGGTCGTATGTACCGTTGAGACAGTTTATCAGATAGGGGTCGTTGTCGAACTGCACCGCTGAGATACGAAGCTCCCCGGTAGCGTCCTTGAGAATCCTGTCCCTCATGCGGCGGTCTCCCATTTTGTTGACAAACCCTGTGTAGGACTTTCGCAAATCATCGTCTTCGATTTCTCCACAGTAGAGAATCATCAGCCGCACGAAGTCCTTGATTTTTTCAGAGACAAGGATTGCACCCTCGTCTCGCCGCCATGCACCCTCAAAGTAGGTGTACCAGCTCTTGTGTTCCGGGCAGTAGCGAACCTCCTGTGCATAGAGCAAGCCGAACAGGTTTGCCATACCCATTTCCGACCACTCGAACCCGGAGCTGGTCTCGTCAGCCTTTTCGGGGTGATACTGCTTTATGAGGTACATCTTTGCGGACAAGTCTTCGTCCATAATGACCCGACCGTTGCGGGTCTCGAAAAGCTCCTGCACCTCAATCACCCCCTAATAAAGTTTGTGCCAGCTCCATGACCTCTTGCAGATTCGCCATAATATTGTGAAAGCCAAAAGCGTGTCCCTTACCAAAGGCATAGCTCCAAATCGCCATAGCCTTTTTCTTCGACAAATTATGACCGACCTCTGCTTGGATAGCCCGGTAAATGTCTTCATAGATAGC